GTAGCGGTTAGTGCCTAGGTCATCAGTAACCTCACCTGTTTCAGTGTTTACTGTAATCGTTTCACCTGCCGCCACGGGTTCATTGAAACTAAAGCTTTGCCCGTTTTTTGAAATTGTCACGCTACTAAGTGGACCACGGATAAACCAAATAGGGTACGCTGGCACATCACCTGCATTGTCTACGGTAATAACACCAAACACCTGTGAGCTGGTTAGTTGCAGTTTTACTAGCTGCGGCAAAAGTCCACGGCCAGTGTTGCCAGTTGTTACCACAAACTCATCAACGGTTGTGCTTTGCCAATAAGGGTTAGGACACTGCATAGTAATTACCCAGCGATTCCAGACTAATCCAGCATCACTGCCCCACTGTCCCTCTGCGCCGCCTACATAGTGACCCTGTAAAAATAGGGTTTCACCATCTGTGTAGTTAGCTTGCAGTCTTGTTGGCCCTGTAGTGTCCTGTAGTAATCTGCTTAGCCTGCGTAGTTTGCCTTGAACATCAGCGCGATCCGTACCCAAAATAGTTACGGGTAAATCAACAGTTCGCACACCTCTTTTAGTGTGTCTAAATACACCACCGTCACCAGCGCTAGGCTCTATGCGCACCTCTGCTGGGGGAATGTTTAGCCCTGCAAAGTCTGGGTTTAGAATGTAGTTTTGGTAATCAAAATCAATCTCATCACCGTTTGCGCCTCTAAGGGAATAGTTTACATTTACCAATTTGCTACGACCTTTGCTCTACGCATTGCTGTAAATAGTTCTTGCTCGCTGTCCATTGACTGGTTAGGTGCTGCGTTGTAAACCAGTGATTTACCGCCGCCGCCCATTTCCATCATATTTTCAAACTTGTTTAGTGGTATAACCATCTCTGGACCAGCCTCACCTATCAGCGCCCTAGTCGGTCTAGTTACTAGCCCACCTGTTGCAAGCTGTGCATCTGGAAATACTGAGCTGCCAATTTTGTTAGCTGCGTCATCTATGGCCCCGATAATGTTATTTACATCACCCTCAAAGCCACCGCCGTTTACATAACCCTCTGCTTCAGCTCTTTCGATAGCTTTAGTCAAATCACCAGAACCAGCAATAGTTTTAGTTCTACCAGTTTCTGGGTCAGTTAAAGTGACTTGCCCAAGGACTGCATCTATTGCGGTTTGTGCACCACCTGCAAGGTCTTGAATAGCGCTTGAGTATTCACCCCTAAGCACTTCATCATTTAGTACATTTAGATCTATAGCTTCACCAGTAACTGCTGTTACATTTGGTAAATCTGCATTTGTAAAGCTTTCCAGTAGTTCGCCCGTTTCAGGGTCAAACTTAGCTGTGACAGTTGCACCGCCCTGCATAAACTCTACAAAGCCGCCCTCTAACCGTGTCAGCTTATTTGCCTTATCCAATTCAATAATCATGTTTTGGATTTCACGGGTAGCATCTGCAATAGACGGGCCTACTTCTACATCTGCAACCCCGTTAATAACATCTAGAAATTCCTGATTTACAGGTATGGCACTTTCTATTGCGGCGGCTTGCTCACCTAGCGCTGTAGTGTAACCCTCTACGGCTGTAGTTGCGCCCTGTGTTGCACCTGTGTAGTTACTGGTTGAAGTACTTGCATCATCCATGCCTGGTACAACTAAGCCCATTTCTATAGCAGTTTGTTTTACAGTTTCGTTAAATGCTACTTGTTCCTCAGTTTGGAACCTAGTCTTAGCTGTAACCTCTGCAAGTATTTCCTCATAGCTTTTGTAGGTGTGCAAATGATCTGGAAGTTTAGATTGTTCCTCCATCAGCCTTTGAGCTTCTTCAGCAATGGTTAGGCTTTCAACACCAAGTTTGGCATTTGTAGCCGCAAAAGCTAAATCATTATATCCATCTTTAGAATTATCCAAAGACGGTTTTAGTTTTTCAGAAGCAATGCGATTTGCTACCATTGCATCTTTTGAATCATATGATGCTTCTATTTGCTTTTGAGTCCAGCCGTAACTTTCCTGTAATGCGGCTCTCTGATCACGCAAAGCATCTTCTAAATCCCTAATCTTACTTTCGTATAATTTTTTATTTTGAGTTTTACCTTGTTCTTCCCTATAAAACTCTAATTCTTTTGTTGTGTCTGCAATACTTTGCTTAAGTTCATCCTGCGTAGGTGTAGCTGCATCATTGGCATTCATAAATGCTGTGACACCAACAACCGCCAAACCTAATGCTGTAATCAACATGCCAATAGGGTTCATGCGCATTGCAAAGTTTAGGGCTTTTTGCGCTACCGTGGCTAGGTTTAGTCCTGTTGTTAGTCCACCTACGCTAACAGTAGTTGCTGCGTAAGCAATGCCTAGTGCTGTTAGCAACGGTGCTTGCTCAATTACTGCGCTAGTAACGTTTACTAAAAATTCTGCTAGTCCAACTATCACATCTGTAAAGCCTTGAACGGCCGCAGTTCCCTCTGGCGATTCTAGCCAGTTACCAAAATCCTCAAACGCTGGCAGTACTCTTTCAGCTACTAAACCTAGCAAGCGTTCCATTACTGGTACTAATGCAGACCCTATGGATGCCTGTAAGTTAGTAAACTCAGCTTGCAGAATACGCTGGCGGTTTGCCAAACTGTCGCTGGTATTAGCAAAATCACCGCTAGTTTTTGCGGTTTGTTCCATAAGCGCGCCGTAGCGGGCCTGCACCTTTTGGCTTTCAGTCATGCTTTCGCCTGCGGCAACTATACCTGACTCTAGCGCAAAAGCCTCAACGCTTGCTGCTGATAGATCTATGCCAAAGCGCTTTAGCGGTTCTGTTTCACCAGCTAAACCTGATTGGAATACCTGCAGTGCTTCTGACACTTCTAAGTTCATAACAGATGCAAAGTCTGCACCACGCTGTGTAATGTCGTTTATTGTGCCAACAACATCCCCACCGTCACCTGCAATTTTTTGTGCAAAGCTAGAAAACTGTACTGCTGCCTGGTTGAACTCTGTTTGGCTAAGTCCTAGTGACTTGCTAGCACTTTCACCGATTTTGGCAATACCTGCTGCTGATTCCTCAAATACAACATTTACGGCGTTTAGAGATTCACCTAGGTCACTAGCCTGTTTGATACTGTCACCTAGCAAACGGCCAACACCAGCAGTAGCCAAAGCACCTGCTGCTAGTAGTCCTAGTTTCTTTAGCTGTCCACCAAAGCCCTCACTAAAGTTTTTACCAGTTACCTGGCCAGCTTTGCCGCCAGCACCACCTACACCGCCTAGCTGTTTGGCTACCTCTTTTTGGAAACCTTTAGCAACGGGTATAAGCGTTACATATGCGTACGCCTGTTCTGCCATGTAATCTCTCCATCTTTAGCTTTGCGTAGGATTTCTCTAGCATCCTTGCGCACACGCTTGCCTTTAGTTTGTCTGCTGGGTTCATTCCAGGGCCGTGGCCACGGTTTGGGTTTACGCTTACTGTTTACCTGTGCCAGTAAGTCATAAGTGGCTGCCTGTATTGTCCAGTTGTAATCTATGGGATGTTGCCATTTAGCCTTAGCGGCCTGTAGCCAGCTAGTTGGATCTGATAGCAAAATAGTTGTTAGATATACAACTTCATCCCACGGCACTGTGCTGCCTATATCAGCTAGGCCTAAACCGAATCTGTGCCTAAAGTCATAGACAAATGCGGCTTTATAGTCTGCTAGGATTTCGCAGACTGCAATGATTCCCCCACGGGGGTGCCGCCTGTCCATCCTGAAATTGCTTTAGCAAACTCTGTAACGCTCATACTGTCTAGCGTTGCAATGTCTTTATCAGTTAGCACGCTCTCTAAGACAAACCAAATTTGCTCATCTGCATCCATTTTGCGTGCCTTGCGGATTACACCAACAGGTAAATCAGTAAAGTCTGGCAGTGTAATCTTTTTGTTTTTGTGTGTAACTATGTAGCTCATTATGCGACTCTTTCATTTCTGCGGCATAGATAGAAACCCCAGCCAGCCGCCGCATTGTAACTGGCTGGGGCTATTCTATATCTCTTTAGATACCAGGCTCTAGCTGGCTAAAGAATTTCTTAAATGTTGTCTTGGTTGCATCTGCGTAAGCTGTAATGGTTACTGAGTAACCGATAGCTTCACCTGTTGCAATGGTACGTTCTCCAACGCTGGTAATTTCACCTGCTGGAATGTAGATACGCTCTACAATGTCACCATCTACAACGTCAATAACAAATGACTGGCGGCCACCTGTTGCTGTTGGGTCACCGTCTAGTGCACCATCAGTTAGTGATGATCCATAGTAAAGCTCTAGGACTGCCTCAGAAGTTTCGATAAACATCAAATCTACTGAGTAGGTTCCCTCGCTGGTTACCTCACGTACTAGGCTACCGTTCTGCCATGCTCTAATCTGGTTTGTAGTGCGGTCAATGGTTTCAGTGATTCCATCTGCGCTTACATATCCCAAATCAGTAAATGCATTGTCTAGTGCTTCTGCACTGTCGGCTGGTCCTGTTGTGTCTACTGGCGCTACATATACTGCACCTGACACACCAACTCTTACATTATCGCTGTCTAATGCCATAATTATTTTCCTATCTTTTAGTTAAGGTTTGTGCCCCTGTGGGTCACGGCAAACCGCATAAATCTGCGTTCTGCTTTTAGATCAGTTACATCCTGGATGCTGGACTGCACTGAAGTTGCCACAATGGGCTGGCCATCTGGCATATCATCAAATATGGCCTCTACTACTAGGGCCAAATCTTCTGCCTGTGCATAGGTTGTTTCATAAATGTTTACACCTATCACAGAACTCATTAGTGTTTTACTATCTCTGCTACCACCATCACGGCGGATAATTACCTGGCTATCATCTTCGTTAGCCTTTACGCCTACACGCACATTTGGGTAACCTAGCTCTGTTAGCTCTGTTTTTAGTCGGCTAACTAGCTCTGCCATAATGTCGCTAAAAATTACGCCGTCACCAGCAAACATAGTTACCCTCTAGTCTTTCGCTTTGCTCTACGCTTTGCCAGCTGTGCTTTATTGAAATCACCACGGCGGCCACCTGCTAGGTCTAATGCCCTTGACAAATCGCCTGTGTTTGCTTCATCAAAATCGCTGCCACGCTCTACTTTTATTCTGGTACGGGTGCGGCTCTCCATGGCTACTAATTTGCTGCCTGGTAATGCGCTTTGCACTCTACTCATTCTGTTTACTAGGTCTGCCCTAATTTCATTAGATTTCAGCAGATCGCGCATACCCTTGCTGTCTAGTTTTACTTCACCACCGCCGCCTGGTATTTTGCTAGCCATTTATCTCCCTTTGTAGGTCAATAACTGTGCCTGGCTGCCAGTTGCCAAATGGGTTTTCCCAATCAAACTTTTCACCATCTAATACAAACCGCTCACCTTTGTAAACAAAAACATCATCATTTTGTACATCAGTGCCGTATGGGAAATAAACCGTTAGGCCGCTGGTTACTGTAATTTCTGCCGCACCTACTGTTTTAGATCCTGTGCGAGCTGCTACCGCTGCCTCTAATACTGTTTCAGTGGTGACATAGATAGGCTCACCATACTGGTCAGTCCCTTGCGAACTTTGTCGGATTCGGGTAATGGATTGCATAGTTACCGTTGCCTATCGTACTTGTACTCTTGAATTGCAGGCCTCTGTATGTGTCTGCTACTTTGGCCTCTGCTGGTGACATCATTACTTGTGCGCCTACTGCCCAATTTGCATAACTTTGTGAGAATGGGCCTACGCTCTGTTGTTGTACGCCTGCCGCTGCATCTGGGCTAATAGATAGTGTCCTGGCTACCATGCCTGCCACTACCGCAATAACATCATCTGGAACATCTGCACTGCCGTGCTGGTAGTTTACGGTTACAGGCGTGTATGCGCCTAAGTCATAAATGGACTGGTGTCCATCAAATGTAAAATCTATTTCATTGCCATCTATATCTGTAACGCTATCAACAGATATAACGGGCCTCTGCACTAGCCTAACTACTCCATCATTAGGGAATAGTCTTACGGTGCTTTCACCTACCTCAAACTTTTGCACCGCACGCTGTACAAATAGCGCACTTGCATCATTTAGGTATGCGCTTGCTTTACTTATTTCTGCGGTGGTTAGGCTGCGCCCTAGGCGTGCCTCAACATCTGCAATAGTGGCCAGTGCCATTTGTGCCCTTTCAAACCAAAAACTGTGCGGCTAATGTTAGGGGGCCAGTCAAAACCAGCCCCCTAACGGTAGTGCTATTTAAGCACCTACGTACTTTACAACTGCCTCAGACTTAACAACCTTTGCACCATATACGTTTAGTCCACGTACAATGTCGGCAAACTTGGTTGGGTTTCTTAGGCTCTCTAGGTTGTCCAACTGGTTTACGAAAGCTACCATGCTGCCGTGGTATCCAACTGCAGCTGGTGTTGCCTCGCCTACTAGTGGGCTTTCCAAAACATCCATGCCGTATAGGCGCAAGATAGCACCGTTACGTAGTTCCTCGCTAGATCCTGCAACAGAAACATCTGATAGGTCCTGTAGCAATAGGTCTGCAAAGTCTGGGTTTACGATTAGGAACCTGTTGCTGCTAGGTACCTTGCCCTCTGTCATTTCCTTGCGGATTTCACGCACTGCTGCTTTTGCTTCAGCTGGGGTGTCTACTACAACACTGCTGCCGTTTGCATCAGTTGCACCAGCTAGCATTTGTGAAATTACATATTCCTCAGCATCTTCTGCTAGTGCACGACCAGCTGCCTCAGTCCATGCTGCAAAGTCTCCAGTTGCCTGTACGCGGTCTACGTCATCAACGTTTACAGAAAATGCTTTTTCCTGGTCAATGTTTAGTAGTACCTCAGTGTCAGCTAGTGCCTCTGCGGTAATGCTACGGCCTGCTGCTGCATAGTCTGTAATGGTTGGCGTGGTTGCGTTGATAATGTGAACGGTGTTACCACGGGTTGCGTTTCCTACGTACTGAGTGTCCAGTGTTGGAATAACAATTTGGTTAGCTATGAATGACTGGGTTACACCAGCCGCCCATACCTCTGGGATAAAGTTGTTAATTGCCATTTATTTTTTTCCTTACTGTTGTCCCATTAGATAATCAAGCCTGCCATCTGTGCGAGCTTTTAAGATTTCTGCTGGGGTCATATTCGTTAGCTCATCTCTAGATCTGATTTGAGCCTTTGCGGGATTTGTGCCACGGGCACCCTGTCCCAAATCTGGGGCTGGTGTGTCCGTTTGGTTGCTATTCGCTTCCACCCATTGCTGGATAGCTTCAGTGTCTATGTCGCCACTATCAGTGATAAATGCGTTTTTATCAAAATTTAGGACTGCATCACCTTTTAGTGCTCTGCCCTGCAACTGCCCTTTTAACTCAGCATCAACTAATTTACCTGCAAACTCTTTGCGGACTTCACTAGCAGTTTCCTCTTTGGTTTGCTCAATTAGTTTTTCTTGGTCTGTCAGTTGGCTCTTTTTGATTTCCTCAAGCTCTTTAGCCGCCTGTGCATTTGCTTTGGCGGTTTGTTCATTCTTGCGGCTCATAGACTTCCATTTATCAAGTTCAGCCTGTAGTTTGTCCATTTCGGATTCTGGGCTGGATTCCTCTGTGGTTTGCGCCTCAGTGGTTTCCTCAACTTGCTCTACTGTTTCTGTTGTTTCTTCTGCCATCTTCATTCTCCATTTCGGATTAGGTGGGTGCGTTCATTGCGAACTAATCAGCGGTTTGCTGAAATTTATAGGTCACTTGGACCTGTAAAGTCTTGATCTCTCCAGCGTAAAGTAGGGCCATATTCGCCATGCTCACTGGTTACTACTAGCTCTGTGTAATCTGCTAGTTTTTGGCCCTCTGTTGGGCTGTTAATTACTTTGCCTAATCCAGCATCTCTAGCCCCAAAATCTGGGCTTACCTGTAGTTGTTCCTCTATGCTGTCATAGGTTTGGTCTAGTCTTACTTCATCTATAACTTGCCCTGGGTCTTGCTCACCAAAAATTGGCATTTCGCCGCAGTCACATCCTGGGTGTATTGGTAGTAAGTCGCCACGGGTGTAGCGCTGTGTGCTTGCAATAGTGCATAGGGCACAGTTTTCTGAGCCTGTTAGCGTTCTAACGTAGCCAACTATCCTATCGTTACGATTTCTGGCTAATAGTCCTGCATTACTGCGTGCTAATTGTATATCAGTGCGTGCTAGTGAGCTAATGCGTGTTGCGCCAGCCTCTACTGCCTCTGTAACGCTCTTATTCTCTGCTAGTGCTGTGTATACCTCAACAAAAGGCCTGCGGTACACAGTGGCGGTTGCAGCCCCGTTACGTATTGCATCTGTAGATAGGTCAGCACGCCTTGCTGTAGTGGCTGTAAATGTTTCGCCAGATAGTTGCGCCATTTGTTTGTAAAACTCAATTTGCAAATTAGCCGCTTGCCCTTTTGCACCAGCTAATGTTGTTTCAATTAGCGGTAGTAGTCGCTCAAAATCTTCATCTCGCCAGTTATCTAATGATCTAAAGATATTGGCCAGTCTTTCGCCTGTGCCGTTTACAATACGGCTACTAATGCGGTTATACGCATCTAAAATTTCACGCTGTGTGGCCATTATTCACTTTCAGGCTGTTGCTGTTGTCCGCCTAATAGTGCTTCAGTCAAAATTGCTTCACCAGCTCGCTCTTGTTCCATTTCAGCTACCTCTGCTGGGCTAAATTGTCCAATTAGGCTCATACGCGATCTAAACGGTATATCTTGGAACTTAGTATTAGCATCAGCACGCTCAGATAGGCTGTAACGCTCTGCTGGTTTCCAAATAGGTTCTAGGTCTAGTAGTGCGGCACGTTCTTGGTCACCCATCCACCTAAACATTAGTGACATAACTTTAGACCAACCAACAGTTGCCCTGTTGATTCTATCTTCTGTTTTGAATACCAAACCCTCACGGCTAAGTGCTGCGCCCTCTGCGCTTTGGTTAGCACCGTCTGGGCTTAGGTAGTGCATAGGTGTTCTGGTTACGCTGGCAAAGTCTTGAATGTCTGCCTTTACTGCGGCCAAAATGTCCTGCATATTGGTTTGGTCCATCTCACCAATATCAGAATCTGGCGGTAGCATCCACATGGCACCAGGTGCAGATTCAAACAACCCGTTGTAGTCAATCTCGTTGCCGTCTGGGTCATGCGTGGGGAAATCGCCCTTTATCCACTTTTGCTTAAATGCCTGAGTAGTGGCAATAATTAGCCTCTGCAAAATCATGTGGTTGATTCTGTCTATAATGTCCAAAAATGGCTCATACTCACCACGCTCATCTGCGTTAGTGAATTTGACTACAGGCACCTCACCGAGTGGGTTTGGTGCGCTATCTTCCTCTGAGTAAATCCACTGATCTACATCAAAAATGCTTGTGTCGGTTTTCTTTTCAAATACCTGTATCTCATCAGCGTAATAAAAATAAGCGTAGTGTAGGCCGTTCTCTGTCCAAACCTTTAGGGCTGACATAACATCTGATGGGTCCTCTGCCCTAGTCATTGCGTAAACCTGGCGTGGGTCCTCAACGGTTACTAGTGGGAACTCTCTACCCTGTGGCATACCAATAATGGCGTAAGCCTTACCAAACTTTAGAAATGAAGTATGCAAGTCTGCACTAAGCACATCTAGCCTGTTTGCTTTCCATAAACGGCGTGCGACTTCATCCCCGTTTTCATCATCCTCTGCGCCAGTTCTAAAGCCGCCAATTTTCATACGCTCACGCACGGCAGACACGGCAAGCTGTGCCATGTTCAAACGGGCCTTGCGCTGGAAACGGCGGTATGCTCTACTCTGTCCCTCTGCGCCCTCTGGAAGTGGTGCATCACCGTTGTAATAGCGCTCTAGCTCATTTAGGTGCATCTGCTCTTTGGCAAGCTTTTTTAGCATCATCTGCTGTGCGCTGCTTAGCTGTGTAGCCATGTAAATTATTCCTATCTAATACGGCGTGGCACAAATGTGGATTTAGTGGCCTCACCCTTGCTTAGGGCTTGAAGCCTGCACTGAAACGCCAACACGGCGGCCACGGCTGCATCTATTTTGTTAGGACTATCAGGATGCTCTTTAGCTATGCTAACACCACTGCGCCCAATTCTACGGCGTGCATTTAGTACATGCCTAGTTAGTGCCAAACCCTCATGTGATATTTCACGGTCTAGCACTGAGTTTTGAAATTGCTCTAATGCTCTTACTACTAGGTA